GCTAGGCAGCACATCCCCAAGGCTGAAAGCCTGTTGGCCGGGGGTCCGTTTTCGAGTTAGTCGGCTCCCTGCGAGTGCAGATTAGGAGCTGAGAACTCTACTTGGACCCCCGACCGTCCCCAAAAGGTCAACCGTTCAGGTTGATCTCCACCGCGCTCTCCCAGCGCGGTCCACCACAAAGGGACGCAATGTCCCCCGTAGGAGGGATATAATCCCAGTAAGGGGTTATTCCCTGCTTCGTGTGGTACCGCAACCCACTCTGCCTGAGTGAGATGCGGCAGTCACGAATGCTGCCATGAAGGAACGCCAGCATCAACCCTTCAGGGTTGTAGTGGCGACGCTTCATCTGCTTGGGCGTCCGTATTTCACCCTCCTTAATGGTGAGCACCTTAGGGTTCGGTGATCTCCGGCGGTATACCACCGCTTGGAGATTCCGATCTCGCCTAATGAACTCGCGAACCATCTCAAAAGGAACACGGACACCCGCATCATGGTTCTCTGCCGGCGGTATTGGTAACCACCTAACAGAGTCCACTAGCCGCCTGACCGTCCTACGCAGGGGAATCCCTGTTTTGGCCGACCAGACGTTCAGAGCGTTGATGGCAACATAACGAGATTCCGGTGTTCCAAGTCGTTTTATGTAAACGCCTCGAACATCGCGACCCTTAAAGAAGTCGCGACCACAGGACTCTCTGAAAGACCCTTCAACGAAGGACTTGTCGCTGTTTACCTCAAAACCGAGGAGGTCCAGGAGCCGGATCACACGATGTGTGACCCGCTTGTGACATATGATGTCATCTCCGAAGACCCCCCACTGGCCAGTGAGTTCATTAGGCTCACGACCGGTAATGTCGGCAAAGTACGGTCTTTTGGCTTTGGAGCCAATCGACTTGATACTAGCGACTACGACGCAGGAAAACACTAGGGTTTCCAAGGGAAACGTAAAACCATTTCCCATAGTACTAACCATGTGCAGTTCCAGTTGCTCGCCACGAAGGGTCCCTTGAGGGGACCGGAGCAGCTCTAAGAGCGCCATAAATGGCGCCGGTAAAGCCCAACGTAGCATGGGTAAGCCCAATGAGTCGGAAGCATTGCTTAGGTCTAACGTAGTTAGAGCATCAGTCACGCTGCCGAAACGAGCGGCCTCTTGGTTATTCTGCGGCTGGGAAGTAATATCGAGTCCAAAGAAGGACACGAGTCTTTCCTCCAGCAGTCGGCCGAGCCCAAGCTGATAAAACATATTCAGCGAAGGCTCAATGGCAATTAACCGAGATGTTGTGTCATCTTTCGGGACGAAGCTGAACCTACTACCTGAAACTAAGTCCGGTACTCCCCACAGGCTGGCGCGGTTGGTTTCCGCGTTCGCCCAAGTGGTACCAGGTACATTAGCTGTCGCGTTCTTATATGCGACTACTAGCTTCTGTGCCGTACAAGTGAGCGGTGAGTCGAAGAACTTTGTATAAAAGTCCTCCCCTCTGCCGCCAACAGCCACTCCTGGTCCACACCGACCACGGTCGAAAAGATCGTTTAGGTGGAACACTAGGTTATGGCCCTCGGGATAGAGAAACCGGTAGAGCAAGTTTTTAAACTCACCCATCAGTTCCTCATCGAGACTCGTACTCGGATTGTAGATCCAAGTTCTACAACGCTCATTTGAGCGCAGGAACTTCTCAGCTGCTTTGGCGTCCCCGTCGGCAGTCGTCCCACTTGAAGTACTATACTTCTTGTAAAACGATTTAGCCAGCGAGATTGCCGCGACAGCCTCAGGACCAAGATCCGGGCCCCAACCGATTCCGGGTTTCCACCCGGGCGGAAGGTAGCCTTCCAGATCAAGCATGAGGTCGGAAAAGAGCAGATCTGACATTGCCATGGTCAACTCCTTAACACAACTTCCAGCACTATTACGGGCCGGGAAACAGGAAAGTTTCCCACTGCGTAAAGAGTTTAACTCCTAACGCAGGGTTCACGATTGAAACAACCGCGACCGCCACGACGATCCCCACAGCGAGCTTTCGCTTTTTGCGGGGGGGTTTCTGCTTCAACTTCGATGTAGTCATGGCCAAAGGGCCTAGATAACACCGGAGATGATTGCATCGCCGAGCTCATTGCTCTGCTCCCAAAGGGAGCCAATGAGAAGTGACAGTGCAGCCCGGACACTTTCTGGATCAGCGACGTCGGCACCTGCCGGGACGCTGATTTCCAGCTTAGCAAGCATTACCTGCTTCGGCTGGCCAGACAGGACATCTACACCCTTGCGGATGGAGACAGTCCACGTGTTCTTCGGGACCGAGGGAAGTTGCCCGTTCGCTAGCAACCCCGGTAAAGTGCGAAGCACTTTGGGCCGGGTAGCAAGCAAGGTGAACGGGTTAGAGGTGGAGCTGACTTCGACACCCGTTTGGGTGCCTCCGAGCGCTGTTACGGCTCGGGCCACACCGTTCACGTCAGGGGCCACATCTGTGGCCAACGTGTAGGTGGGGGATGTCAGGCCGGTGCCAGGTGCGCCGGTACACGGAGAAGCGGGAGCCCATGTCATGGGTTTCCTCCTGTCCTTTCGGGACGTCGGTAGAATACACGTTCGGTAGCGTCCAAGGCCTCAACGACAGCAACCAAAAGGTTACTCGCCGTTACCTCAGGCAACGCAACCCTTGCTCTTTCCAACCGTGAGCCAACCCAAGTGATGATCGTCGCTTCAACGCGGCGAGCACGATCCTGGGTCAACTTCGAGTGGGAGAAGGACAAGTCGTTGTGAACTTGATAGTAACATAGAGCAGCTTTAAGAAGCTGACCGTCGAGATCGAGAACGAACCGATTAATGCGCTCATCCTTGCTTTCCCAACGCGTCACCTCACGGTAACGAGTCAGGGTGGCCCGGAGTTCATAACGCTCCGAGTCAACAGGGAATTGCATAAACGCATTGTCTACCGCCATTACGGCGAGATCTTTGATCTTCGTCATAAGAGTCTCCTAATGGAACTTAATCGTAGCGCCATTGACGGTCTGAATTTCGAGACACGATAAGAGCGGCTATATTTAGCCATTTCAAACTGCCCAAACTGGGCACCTGAAAGACAAAGCCTGGCACGGTTGTGCCGGTGTACTCTGTCCGCAGGACGCGTCTCTTAGTACAGACATACTTGGCTGGGGCGAAGGTGACCGAAGTGACGAGGGAGTTTCTTGGTAGTTGCTCCCGAGAAGTCACGGTTTTCTCAATGCTCCTACGCGAGGTGCGATTGCACCAAGCTATATTCACACCGAGATTCGACCACCCTGTGATTATATCTCCAACATTGGAGAAATAATCGATCAAGAACGAGTAAGGGATCAATTCCCAGGCTGTAGGTACGAAGCTTGCAAGGTCGAAACCAAACAAGCGCGCATCCATCTGTCCTGGGGAAAGAGCTTCTACTCTTACGGCACCGCGGTATACCGTCTGAACGGTTCCTACCACACGCTCATCGAGGCCCCAACTTGTAACTCCCACTAGGGAGCTACTATGGGTCCACGGGAAATCGACCTTACTCTCACTGCGACCGGTTACCCGGCGAACAGAGAGAGGCCGTCCGGTATTAAGTTTGTCGAGTGCATCGCACCCGTCCTTAACATCGTTCAGCAAAGGTCGCCACCCGAATTGAGCTTCAAGCCATAAATCAGACAGAGCTTCTGCTACCTTGCGGTAGGAGAGACGAGTCGCCGGAAACCTTCTGCGGACTTGGGTTGCCAAGTCGTGGAAGGCGTCCACTGATCGTCTAAGGCCCTGAGCTGGATTCTTGATCATTCGTAAAGTTTGGCCAAGCTCCCCGACGACTACTCCACCCTCTAGGGCGGTGTAGACTGAACGGATCGACTGGTTGAACTTTCCGAGTGCCTCAGCGTTGGATCTCGCATCATCCAAGTCTAGAGGGTCCTGAGCAGGGGGTACCAACCATATGTTGTGACTCCCCGTCATCTCCTGCTTCCACACTTGTCCTCCCCATTTATAGAGGAAGATAGAGTGCCCATTTGTTACACGGGCAGTGGTAGCAACTCCGTTCATCGTTGTAGTGGCCGACTGGCCATTCTTCAACTTGTCTCGCCACCCAGGGATATTATTCCCGAAGGTGACACTATCCAACCAAGTTTCCTTGGTGGTAAATGGGCCTTGTAGAAAGTAGGGCGCGCCTGGTAAGGGCGGGCTTTCTACTATCACATGGGTTCCAGAGACAGATCCCGGAGAAGAGCGAGATGGCATTTATGCAAAGTACCTCTAGGTAGGATTAAATACGGATGCTCCCGTTGCCGTTATGGCAAAAAGAGCTGGACTGGCACTTCGGGGTGTAACAAACCCCTGGGCGCC